AGATCATCGGCGGTTTCAACACGAACACAAAGAAAAGTTCCGGCCTTGAACTGCTGGATTCCGTTTTCCCGAAATACGGAATTGTCGCCGACCTGATTCTTGCCCCTGGCTGGTCCCACGATTCGGAGGTTGCCGCGATCATGTCGGCAAAGGCGCAGTCGATCAACGGCGTATTCGAGGGGAAAGCAATTTGCGACATTGACACAAACGACGTTCGGCATTATGCCGACGCGCCCGCGTGGAAAAAGGCAAAGAACATCAATTCAAAATATCAGATCATTTGCTGGCCGCTTCTCAAACTGGGGGAGCGGATTTTTCATGCGTCCGTGCAGATGGCGGGCCGTATGGGGTTGACCGATTCGGACAACGGCGGTTGCCCTGCGGAAAGCCCCTCCAACAAGCTTTTGCCGATCGACAGTACGGTTCTTGCCGACGGGACGGTTGTTCTTTTGGACCTCCAGCAAGCCAACTATCTGAACAGCAACGGCATTGTTACCGCGCTGAACTTTATTGGCGGTTATGTCCTTTGGGGAAATGAGACCGCCTGCTTCCCTGCCGATACGGACGTGAAGAACTATTTCACGTGCATTTCCCGCATGTTCGGCTGGGTTGCAAACTCCCTGATTCTGACCTACTGGAGCAAGGTTGACAAGAAAATGACCCGGCGGCTGATCGACACGATTGTTGATTCCGTCAATATCTGGTTAAACGGCCTTACCGCAGAAGAAAAACTGCTGGGCGGGCGGGTTGAATTCCTGGAGGAAGAGAACCCCGTAACTTCCCTGATGGCAGGCAAGGCTACTTTCCACATCTTCCTGACCCCGCCCAGCCCGATGAAGGAATGCGAATTTGTGCTTGAATACGACGTGGAGTATGTTTCCGCGGCGTTGACGGCGTAAGGAGGGATAAAACGTGAAAGTTGAAAACGGTGTAACAAACTTTGCCGTCTATGAGGACGCTACACAATATTACGGCATGGCGGAAGTCACCTTGCCGGAAATCACAGCCCTGACGGAAGAGGTCAAGGGCGCAGGTATTTCCGGCACATTCAACGGCGCATATGTAGGCCACCTGGAGGCTATGACGCTGACGCTGAATTTCCGTTCGGTCACGAAAGACGCGATCAAGCTTCTGGAGCCGCGGAATCATCAAATCGACCTCCGCGTGGCCCAACAGAAGTGGAACAGCGAGGCCGGGAAATTCGAGCATACAAGGGTGAAGCACATTCTGATGGTGACACCTACGAAGTTCGTTCCCGGCAAGCTTGCGCCAGCGTCGCCTGCGGAAGCGTCCGGCGAATACGGCGCGACATATTTTGCCACCTACATCGACGGCGTAAAGACGCTGGAAATCGACATTCTGAATTTCATCTACTATGTGAACGGCACCGACTATCTGGCGGACGTTCGCAAGGCGTTGGGCAAGTAAGAAACAACCCCGGCGGGCAATGACCCGCCGGGGAAACAAAAATAAATTGGAGGAAACGATCAATGAGTGAAAACATGAAAAACACCACTGAGAACAGCGCAGAGACAGCCGTAAACGAAACGGGAGCCACAGGCAATGAAATGACACAGGCGGCGGAGAATGCCGCTAAAAAGGCCGACAAGGGCGTTTATACGCACAAGTTCAGAAAGCCGTTCGAGTATGAAGGGGTCACGTATACGGAACTGACTTTCAATTTCGAGCGGCTGACGGGCCGGGACATGGTGGACATTGAAAACGAAATGCAGGCAATGAGCGAGTACGCGCTGGCGGCGGAGATTTCCGCAAGCTTCAAAAGCAAGATGGCGGCGCGGGCCGCGGGAATCGGAAGCGACGCGATGGAAGCTATGCCTTTGCGGGACTTCAACAAGATCATTGCCGCGGCGCGGGATTTTTTAACCGATTCGGGCTATTAAGGGAAAACCCGGCCCGATGGTGGCGGCGTGAATCCTACAAGATGGCGCAAGCATCTTTCACGGGCGTTCCGTTTTGGCTGAATATGACCGTTTCGGAGTTTATCGCGTGGATTGAGGATGCGAACGCCGTTGAAAAGGAGCGGAGACAGAAGCGGAAAAAGTAGCGGCTTGACTTCTGTGTGAATGCCTGCTAGAATGTGTTAAAGGTAAGATTCTTATCTTTAACACTGAGCAGGAGGAATTTTCATGAAGCGGTTACTTTCTTTGGTACTTGCGGCTGGGCTGATCTTATCGGTTGCCGCGTGCGGCATTCTGGTGGACTACGATACTCCAAAATCCGAAGAATTGTCCGCAAAATACGACTTTTACACCGATTCGCAACGGTCCCTTGCATCCGGTATGGCGATCACTCCAGAACAGGCGGACGAAGTTTTCCTTGTCCTGGTTTCATGCGGGATGGACAGCAAGGTTTCCAACGTGACACGCAAGTTTGGAGACGATGGGCATTGCACTATAGACACTGTTACCGCTTTCGCAATCTACGACGTTTATTACACCGATGGCATGGTTGATCGAGTGGAAAAGGGTGGAAAAGAGTTGTACCCAAACCCGGAGGTAAACGAACCGCAAGAAACAAAACCGGAATATCCAACGGATTGGGAAATTATTACACGCGAAGGACACCCGACGTATTACGGAAGTGTGGAAGATTCTATTACTGTTTGGGGAGACGCTGAAAAAGGGAAAGTACATTTTGCGGGTTCTGTTGATGAAGCCGGTGGAAATACGATTCTATCTATGTGGGCGTATAGAAAATCGGACTTAATCAGAGAAATCAGCGTTTCATTTTTGCGATTTGAAGAGCCGCCGACACTGACCGTTGAAGAGGTACTTCCGATTGTTGCTTCATATATGCCATATGAAATAATGGATAAATACTATCAATTTATGCGGTCCGAACTGATTGCGCCGGACGATGAAGAGGGAAACGAGGCAAGATATTACATTATTTCCTATAACTTGACAGACGAAGCTAAAACCGATTATTCGCATGAATATTCCGGGTCAATAGACGTTCAAATTGACACGGACAAAAACGGTTGCGTCGGAGGATTTAGTATAGGATTCGGACTTCCACGGTGGATGAACTCATTATCGCTAAACAACTACCATACGGAAGAATGGACTTGTGATTTATACGATTGCAGACCATAAATTAAAAACTGCAATTAGGCAACCACCCAGCGCGGGTGGTTGCCTTTCTTATGCCTTGAATCAGGGGGTGAGGATTTGGCTGGTTCGAGAAAAGAATATGAACTATTATTCAAACTGCAAGCGTCGTTAGGCGGTAATTTCACCACAACATTCAAGAAGCAGGAAACCGCCCTTGAATCGAACCGGCAAAGGCTGGAAAAGCTGACCGCAGAACATGACCGGCTACAGCAGGAAATGAGCCAGACGGAACAGCCGTCGGAGAAGTTGCGGGCGGCAATGGAAAAGAATGAAAAGCAGATTGCCGAAACAACTTCCAAAATCGAAGCCCAGGAATCCAGGTTGAAAAAGCTGGGCGACGAACTTTCCGAAGCGGGCGTTGATACGTCGCGCCTGACGGAAGAGAACGAACGGCTGGCAAAAAGCTATGAACGGCTGAAAAGCAATCAAGAGGACCTTGCAAAGCTGAATTCAGCAATTCAGAAGAATAACGAAGCAATTTCGCAGACCAAAACCCAGCTTGGCGGTGTGATCGGTACGGCGGCGGCATTGGGCGCGGCCCTATATGCCGGACCGGTCAAAAAATCCGCAGAGTTTGAAGCGCAAATGTCAACCGTCAAGTCTATTGTCGGGAACGTCGCGGATACGGATATTCCAGAATTGGCAAAGCGCGCAAAAGAAATGGGCCTTGCCTATAAAGAAGGAGCAGACGCGACCGAAACGGCAATGAATATACTGGCGGCGCAGGCAAAACAGATGGGTGCGACGACAAAATTTACCGCCGCAGAATCCGGGAAAGCCCTTGAATATATGGCAATGGCGGGCTGGAAAGCAAATCAAATGATCGGCGGATTGCCGGGCATTATGAATCTTGCCGCCGCTTCCGGGGAGGACTTGGGAACCGTTTCCGACATTGTGACGGACGCGCTGACCGCGTTTAATATGTCAGCGGAGGACGCGGGCCGTTTCTCTGACGTGCTGGCGCAAGCGTCGAGTAATGCAAATACCAACGTCAGTATGATGGGCGCGACTTTTCAAAAAGTTGCGCCCGTCGCCGGTGCTTTGGGATATTCCGTAGAGGATATGTCGCTGGGCATCGGTCTGATGGCGAATGCGTAGATCAAAGCAGAAACAGCCGGAACGTCCTTGAAAACTGCCCTTGCGAACATGGCAAAGCCGACAAAGCAAATGAAATCCTATATGGACCAATACGGAATCAGCCTGACCCGGAGCGACGGGAGCATGAAAACATTCCGTGAGGTTGTGGATAATTTGCGCGGCAGTTTAGGCGGACTGTCTGAATCCGAACAGGTAGCCGCGGCAACAGCCATTTTCGGCAAAGAATCGTTTGCAGGGATGCTGGCAATAGTCAACGCAAGCGATAAAGACTTTAACAAGTTGTCCGATTCGATCAACAATTCCGCAGGCGCGGCGGAGCGCATGGCGGCAGTAAAGCTGGACAACCTGGAGGGCGACGTAACCTTGATGAATCTGCCCTTGACGGCCTGCAAATCGCTATTGGCGACGCGCTTTTGCCGTCGTTCCGCGCCGGTACGCAAGGCATCACGGACCTTATCACAAAACTGACGCAATTTATCAATGAGAATCCGGAGCTGGTGCGGCAGGTTGTGAAGGTCACCGCGGGACTTCTGGCATTCAAGGCGGCAACACTGACCGCAAAGCTGGGCTTTCTGGAGCTGAAAGGCGGGATTCTGAACATTCAGAAGGGTTTTACCCTTTTGAAAACCATGTTCAACCTTGCAAGCGTCAATTCGCTGGGCTTTTCCGGAACACTGAAAAACGTTGCAAAGAGTGCAATCGGATATTTCGGCGGAATCGGAAAAGCGGCGGGCGGCGTAGGAAGCGCGTTTGCAAACATGTTCAGCGGAACGAAAATCGGAAAACTGTTTTCCGGTATCGGCGGAGCCGCAGGCGGTTTGTTTTCTAAAGCGTTTTCCGGTATCGGTGGACTGGCGAAAGGAGCCGCCGGAAAGGTGATCGGCGTTTTCGCAAAAGCGGGAAGCAAGATTGCCGCCGGGCCTCTTGGAAAGATTGGCGGCGTGATCGGGAAAGGTTTCGGAAAGATCACTTCCCTGTTTGCGCCGCTCCAGAAGCTGGGCGGGGCAATCCTTGGGCCGTTCGGCGGGATTGCCGGAAAGATTCTGCCCGTTGTCGGCGTGATTGGCCTGATTATTGCCGCAGTTCAGATATTCCGGGACCATTTGGACGATATACGGAACCTGATTGAACGGGTATTCGGACCGGCGGGCGTTGCTGTATTTGACAAAATCGTGGGCGTGATTACCAACATTGGCGACACGATCAAAGGGATTTTCAGTGACGGGAACCTTGCCGGCGCACGGGAATTCATCAACGGAATTTTCGGAGAAAAAGGCGTTGCCGTGTTCGACACTTTCGTTTCTATCATGCAGACGGTGGGCGACGTGATCGGGCAATTTGTTTCTTTCATAGACGCGAATGTAAAGCCGGTCATAGAAGAGCTGTTTTCATTCATCGTTTCAACGGTGCTTCCGCAAATTGCACAAGCCTTTGTTGAATGGGGACCGACAATCACCGGAATCATTCAAAGCATATGGGAAGTCGTTCAGACTGTTGCAACGGCGGTCATGTCCATTATTAGCGCGCTAATGCCTACGATTCAATCACTGATCGGAACCGCGCTGGAAACTATCAAAACCGTTGTCAGCGGCGTTCTGACGGCTATTCAGGGACTTCTGGACGTGTTCGCGGGCGTGTTTACCGGTGATTGGTCCCGTGTTTGGGAAGGTGTAAAAAGCATCTTTTCCGGCATTTGGGACGCGATTACAGGCATTGCAAAGGGCGCGCTGAACGGAATTATCGGCATTATAAACGGACTGATCGGAGGACTGAACAAGTTAAAAATACCCGATTGGGTTCCCGGCATTGGCGGAAAGGGTATAAATATTCCGCTGATTCCGACATTCGCAAAAGGTACAACCAGGACACCCGATACATTCATAGCGGGTGAAGCTGGGGCGGAACTTATCACAAACGCAAAGAACCGCGCCGTTTACAATGCGGCGGAAACGGCGGACATTGCGCAGAACGTCCAGGGCGCACGGGCAATTATCATGATGGCCCCTGCCCTGCAAGCGGCCTTTGCAGGCTTACAGGGAGCGCAGGCGGCAACGCCGGAGCAGGCACAGGGCGCGCAGAACGTCCGGGAGATCGTCATGATGGCCCCTGCCCTGCAAACGGCCCTTGCGGGTTTGCAGGGGACACAGGGCAACACCGGAGCAGGAGCAGGGCGCGCAGAACGTTCGGGAGATTGTCATGATGGCCCCTGCCCTGCAAACGGACCTTGCGGGCTTGCGGGGAGCGCAGGCGGCAAATATCGGCATTGAAAAACTGCCGGTTTCCGCCGTAACGGGTGCGGCGAAAGCAGGAATCCCACAATTACAGCTTGCGCAGGCGGAGGCGAACGCCCCGGACGTTGACGCGCCGACGGTTTCGGCGGGAGAATGGCACAGATCGGTTGTCATCAACAGTCAGCCGGTTTTCCATGTCGGAAGTGAAGCGCAGGCACAGGACATAGAAGAAATCCTGCGGAAGCATGATGAAGAGCTTTTGCAGGAAATCGACGAACGCGACAGGCAGAGAGAAGATGACGAAAGGCGGCGGAACTATGACTAGCTATACGACCATTGCCGGGGATATGTGGGACGGTATCGCCTATAAGACGTTAGGCGACGAAGCATACACCGACAAGATCATAAAGGCGAACCCGAAGTTCCGTCGCCTTTTTATTTTTCCGGCGGGAATCGTGCTGAGTATCCCGGAGCCTGACGCGCGGGTTGCGGCAGGGTTGCCGCCATGGAAGAGGGGGCACGGATGAACGCACGAAGAACGGAAATCAAGTTGATTCTTGACGGCGCGGACATAAGCGCGGACATTAACAAAAATCTTCTTTCACTGACCTACACGGACAACGAAGAGGACAAGTCAGACGATATAAAACTTTCCCTTGATGACCGGGAGGGCGTGTGGCTGGGCGACTGGCTGAACAGCGAAACAGTTTCAAAGGGCGCGGAGGTTTCGGCGGTCATCATCCAAAAAAATTGGGAATCCACGGGTCAAGATCAAGTGCTGGACTGCGGTATGTTTGAGATTGACACGGTGGAAGGGAGCGGACCGCCAGCGAAAGTAAATATCAAAGCCGGGTCCATTCCCTATACGTCATCGGCCCGGACGCAGAAAAAAACAAAGGCGTGGGAGAAAATCAGCCTTTCGGCAATCGCAAATGAAATCGCCGGAAACAACGGGATGGCCTGCATGTTTGAATCATCGTCGGACCCGTTTTACAAGCGGAAAGAGCAGATGGAGGAATCGGACATAACATTTTTGAAGCGGCTTTGCAAAGATGCGGGAATTTCCCTGAAAGTCACGGCAAAAATGATCGTCCTGTTTGATGAACTGGACTATGAGCAAAAAGGCGAGGTCATGACGATAGAGAAGGGCGCGGCGAATGTGTCCGGCTATTCTTTTTCAACAAGCCTGCATGATTCGGCTTTTAGCAGTTGCCATGTATCCTATACGGACCCGCAGACGGAAGAAACCATAGAATACACCTACACGCCGCAGGGTTCGGACAAATCGGGTCAGGTGCTGGAGGTCAACGAAAAGGTCACAGACCGGGAGGAAGCACGCAAGCTGGCAATGAAGCGGCTGAGGCAGAAAAACAAGTCAGAGTTCAAAGCGTCGTTCAATCTTGCGGGAGATACGCGGCTGGTTGCCGGGGTCACGGTAAAGGTATCAAAATATGGGGCCTTTGATGGAAAGTACATCATAGAAACAGCAACGCACGCGATTTCCAAAAGCGGCGGTTACAAAACTGACATTACCTTACGACGGGTCCTGGAGGGGTACTGATGGATAATATTCTGAAAAACCTTGTCCGGTTAGGAACGGTGAGTTCGGTAAATGTGGAAGAGCGGACGGCGCGAGTGATCTTCAAGGACAAGAACCAGCTTGTTTCCGGAGAATTGAAGGTGCTTGCAAATCAGCCGCTTATCACTATTGAGAAATGGGTGGACGGCGAAAAGTGGAACTACAGCGCGCAGTATTCCTCCGCTGACCGTTCTTTGGGATTGGGCGAAAGCTATGTGAAGGTTGCGCCGGATGCTCCTGACGTTATTACCGTGGACAAGAAAATTGACTACAAATGTCCGTTGCACGGGATAGACGAAACGAAATATCACAAGCACGTCACAAAGGTTTATCCGTGGTTGCCGTATGTGGGACAATTTGTGCTTTGCCTGTACCTTGCAAACGGCGAAAGCGACGGTTTCGTATTGGGGGGGATTTAATGGCGAACATTGGAAGCTGGGGGGATATTACCTTTTCCGTATCCCGGCAGACGGTCAAGACGTTTGACGGCATGAAGTGGGAGAGTGCGGCAAAATACGCCACGCATGACCGGCATTTGAAAGAACCCCTGCTTGAGTTCACAGGAACGGACGTTGAAAGCGTGACCTTTTCTATGTTCTTCTCTGTATTCCTTGGCGTAAACCCGATCACAGAGGTTTCCAACATCCTCCAGGCAATGCGGCGGGGAGAGGTTCACCGGCTTGTCATCGGGCCGAAAGCATACGGGACCGGGAAATGGGTCATTGAAAAGCTATCGACTTCCCTTGACAGGTACGACAACCACGGAAATCTGCTTGTCGCGTCGGCAAATGTCACGATGAAATCATATGCGGCACGATAGGGGGTGCGGCGGTAAATGGCATATGTTGTAAAGGCGTTCAGCCTGAAAAAAATCGACCTTGCGCCGAAAACGACCGTTGAAGAGGTATTGCAGAATGTCGCTATCATCATTTCAACGCCGAAATTCTCTGTTCCTCTGGACCGCGGGCTGGGCCTTGCACAACGGTTCATCGACAAGCCGATTCAGACAGCACAGCCTATTTTGATTTCGGAGGTTTTAGACGCGATTGAGGACTACGAACCGCGGGCGGAGGTTGTGAATGTGTCGGCTATGATGGGGGACAGGCCGGGCGCGCTGATTCCTATTGTGGAGGTAAACATAATTGATGGAACAGGTTAGAAATTACCCGGATATTTCTTTTGTGGACACCAACACGGAAGAGATCAAAAACGCCCTGATTCGCGGCTTTGAACTGCTGGCGGGCCGGACGCTGTATCCGGCGGACCCCGTGCGGCTTTTCATTGATTGGGTGGCTGACATTATTATTCAGGAGCGGGTAAACATTGACTTTTCGGCAAAACAGAACGTCCCGCGGTACGCAGAGGGGGAATACCTGGATTCCCTGGCGGAAATCTTCAAAGACGTATACCGGCTGGAGCCGGAAACAGCCCGCACGACAATTCGGTTCACTCTGTCGGTTACGCTTGACGGGGCGACCATCATTCCGGCGGGAACCCGCGTGACGGCAGGCGACGAAATCATTTTTTCGACCGTGGAACCGCTGACGATTCCGCCGGGAGAACTGACGGGAGACGTTGCGGCGGTATGCCTGACGGCGGGAGAGATCGGAAACGGGCTTGTTCCGGGACAGATCAACCAGCTAGTCGATATTTTCCCGTATTTCCAGAAGGTGGAGAATATCACGGAAAGCGCAGGCGGAGCCGACCGGGAGAGCGACGCGGCGTTTTATGAACGAATGAGGGAGAGCATGGAAACCTTTTCGACTGCCGGGCCGCTGGGGTCCTATGAGTATTTCGCAAAAACCGCCTCCGCCCTGATCGTGGACGTGAAAGCCACTTCACCGGTCCCCGGAGAAGTAGACGTGCGGGTTCTGCTGGAGGGCGGAGAACTGCCGGGGGAAGAAATGATAAAGGCCGTTTATGAAATTCTGAACGCGGACAAGGTGCGTCCCCTGACCGATCATGTCACCGTTGCCGCCCCGGAAATCGTGAATTATGACATTGATTTGACGTACTATCTCAAAGAGAGCGGGACGCAGGGGCCGGACGCGGTAGCGGCGAATGTAGAAAAGGCAGTCAGAGAATATAAACGGTGGCAGGCCGGGAGAATGGGACGGGACTTGAACCCGTCATATTTAATTCACCTGCTGATGCAAACCGGAATAAAGCGCGTCGAAGTGCGGTCCCCTCTGTTTGTCACGGTTGCCGACAACGCCGTTGCGGTAGCGGGAGAAACAACGGTTTTGAACGGGGGTCCGGAACGTGAATGAAAACGAAATCTATTCCGTTGACTTCACCCGTTCGCTTCCTCCGCCGCTGAAAGACGACCCGGAAATGTTTGCGCTTGCAAAATCAATCGCGGCGCAACTGCATTCCATGACACAGCAGATCAGGCGAAATGTGATCTATGCCCGGATTGACGAACTGGACGAACAGACCCTTGATATTCTGGCGTATGACCTGCATGTTGACTGGTACGATTACTCATACCCGATAGAGGTAAAACGGCGGACCATCAAGGACAGCGTAAGGGTTCATATGCGGCTGGGGACAAAGTACGCCGTGGAAACCGCGCTGGGGGCCGTATTCCCCGGTACGCAGATTACAGAATGGTTCGAGTACGGCGGAAATCCGTATACATTCCGGGTCACGGTCAATTTAACGGACAGCGATATTCTGACACTGGCAAAGCACCGGGAAGTATTTGCGCGGCTGAATTTCTACAAAAATCTACGTTCTCATTTGGATGAAGTACGGTACATCCTGAAACCGGAAAAGGCGTGGGCGACTGCGGGCGGAGGCTTTACCGGGAGCAAGGGGACAGATCATGCGTTCATCATCGTTCCGCCGCTGAGAAAGCCGGGCGGAACGGCCTTGCAGATTGCCGGAGGCGGCTTCACGGGGACCCAGGAAACAAAACGGGTTGCGATCATCCCGCCAGAGCTTGAGAGGCCGGGCGGGAAAACAATAGTGATTGCCTGCGGTTGCTTTACAGGGACCAGAGAGGCAGACGGCGTGTCCATCATCCTGCCGGAGCTGGAAAAGCCCGGCGGCGGCGCGCTGACCGTTGCCGGGGGCGCGATCATAGGGACGCGGCAGGAAGATCACGCCACGATCAAGCCGCCGCCTCTGCATACGCCCGGAGGAACCGCAGGGGTCAGCACCGGCGGGGCCGTGCTTGCCGTGCGGCGGAAGATCGTTTCTATCGTGAAACCGCCGCCACTGAGAAAGCCGACGGGCCTTGCCGAAACAGCCGCAAGCGCGGGAACCGTGGGGAGTTACCGGAAACTGTCCGTGCCGATCAACGTCAGAGGCGCGGCAAGAATCCACGCCGGACATGCCGCGGCAGGCGGCGCGACCGGCGTATTCCATACCTATCAGCGAATGGAAGTTTTCGTGCAAACAAATTTGTAACAATCAGGAGGAATATTTATGGCACACTGGAAAGACGCGGCAGTTACAAACGTCGGCGTGGAAATGCTGAACGAATGGATGGCCGGAAGATTTATCAAGATCACCGCCGCTTATGGCGGAACCGGGACCGTGGACCCGGAAGAGCTGGTCAACCTGACGGACCTTGTGGACCCGCGGCAGGAGCTTACCCTGCTGGGGGAGGAAAACGGCCTGGAAGGAAAAAACGTCCGGGTTCAGATTTCCAACGCGGGTCTGATGGAAGAATACGAATTGAACCAAGTGGGCGTATATGCAAAGCTGGACCCGGACAGGGACCCGGAGGCAGAGCAACGGCTTTTGTTTATCATGCAGGACGAAAAGGGAGTCACTATCCCGTCATCCTTTGACGCAAGTTTCCTCCTGGAGCTGTACTGCATGATCGGAATTACCAACACCGGGCGTTTTGAAGTCAGCATGTCCTCCGCGGGCGTGGTGACGACATCCTATCTGCGGGAAGTACTGGAAAAGACCCTGCTGGAGCATAACGCCGACGAAGAGGCGCACAAGGATATTCGGGAGAAAATGGCGGACCTTTCGGCGGGAAGTACAAGCGTCGAAACCGCCGTTGCCGACGTAGATGCGCGCCTTTCCCTGCTGGAACTGATGTATCGAACGCAGGTCAGCGGGAACCCGTTCACCGTGTCATTTGAAGATATGTCCAGCCTGTTGGTAACGGGTACATGGAACGCGGCACAAAAAAGGGTGGAATTTTGAGTGGAGAACGTCGAATTTTCCTGTTCCCTCAAAGAATTGTCCTGCATCATCGGGAATCTGTTTGAAGGATTGGACGCGCCGTGTGATCTTTTGGATGGGCGGTCCCTGGCAATCAGAGGAAAGACCGTCGGCGGCGGTGCGGCAAGCCTGCTGATCTACAAGGACAGGTGCGTTTTCTTTGGGGACCCGGAAGAACTGCAAGCCGTCAGAAGCGGCGTTTGCCTGGAAAGGAAGTGCGGCAATGGCTGAAAAGGAGTATTTGCTGGGCAACCGGGCAAGGGAGCTTTTGCGCTATACCAATCAGGCGACGCGCATTGTGTCCGGCGACGTGAACGTGAAGGACGCACGGGAGGTCCTGAAAAAAATTGCGGCCCTGGAAAATATTCAGGACGTGCGGACGGTATGCGCCGACGTTGCGCAGGCTATGACCGCAGAGGCAGGAGAGGGCTTTACACGCAGTAAATTCCGCTTGTACGGGGATGACATGCGGACAATTGCAAAAGGAATTGTCCGGGATATTCATTCGGCAAACAACAAGTATTTCCAGACCGAATATAAGGCAAGGCTGAGAAAAATTGACGACGTTCTGGACGGTTGCACTCTTCTTCTGGAGTATATACAAATATGTGTTGAGGAACACATTATCAGCGTGAAAAAAAGCGGCGTTTGGACGAAAAAAGTTATGGACGTTAAGAACATGGCTGGAGCATGGAGGAAGAACGACGCAGGCCGCGCCCGGAAACTGGAGGCGGACGCGCAGAAGCAGAAGGACGAAAAGACGACAGAATTAGTCAAAGAGGCCATCCGGCAATTCAAGGCCGGGCAGTAAGAATACACGGCGGGCGCGACCGCTTTGTATTAGGGTATAGCTCATTTCCGCCACCAACTGGTGGCTTCGCTCCCCGAACACCAACAACACCACGAACGCGTGGAACGTCAATTCCAATGGCAACTACAACAACAACAACTGTTCTAACTCGTATGGGGTGCGGCCCGCTTCGATGGAATGTGAGACGTGTAACCCCGAAAGGGGCGAAAGCAGTACACCATCAATCAAAGGGAGCTATATCCTATCGAACGTCTGTGCATGGACGGACGATAAACACATCACGTCGAGGCCGACCGCCCGCAGGCCGCGCGGAAAAGGCGCGGAGGCGCGGGCGCAGTTGGCTGGCCGGGAAGGAAGCGGACCGACGTTAGGCATGATGGCCGGGCGGGATTTCCTTCTATCACCCGCCCGGCGGAAGCGTGAGGCGATATGACCTATCAGGAAATGTGCGCGTTCGACGTGCTGTACCGGGCTTATCTGGAAGCGCGGAAGCGGAAGAGAGCAAAGACCGCAACAGCGCAGTATGAGGCCAACGCTTTAGCCTGTACGGAAAAGCTGTCCCGTATCCTGGAGGGGAAAACATATGTACCCAGCAAATTTGAAACCTTCTATGTATACGAACCGAAAAAACGGCTGGTACAAGCACCAGCGTTTGTAGACAAGGTAGTTCTGCACGCCGTTACCGACAACATCATGTATGAGGCACTTACAAAGGGCTTTATACGGGATAATTGCGCAAGTCAGAAAAGAAAAGGGACGCATGATTGCCTGGAGCGGTTGCGGTTCTTCATGCAGGAATACTACAGGAAGAACGGGACAGCGGACGGCTGGGTTTTGAAATGCGACGTGCATCACTTTTTTGCATCTATCGAGCA